CGCTGGTGGCCTCAGCCAGCGTGACCACCAAATCGGTGATGATTTGGTTCATCTGCGCGGTGCCCTCACCAGCGTGGGTGTTGTGCCCGTTGCCACCCTCCGCACCTCAGGCGTGGGGGCTACGGCATCGGTAACATCTTGCGTGACGCTCACCTTGCCCGCCAACAGGGTGTTCACGCTGCCGTCTGGGTAGGTTAGCTGAATATCCCACACCATATCAGTGCCAACAGGCAGCGTGTCACTCATGTTGGCTGGTAGAATGGCCTCAATGACGTTGGGCAGCGCCACCGTGCAGTCCAGCGGGTAGATGGCCAGCCCTGCGGGCTTGTCACGGATTTCAGCCTTGACCGTGACGCCCGTCAGGTCAAGCGCCTGCGTCTTGGCCTCATCAGTCCACAGCTTGAACTGCCAGTTGTAGCTGTCACCGTGGTAGAGGTCCAGCGGGTAATCACCGGGCATGCTCATGGCTGGGGCGTCCCTTCAGGTGGCGGCATATCATCAGGGTTGGGCAACTCAGGCTCTTCAGGGGCAAACAGTTCATCAATCTCAGCTTGGCTTACCGGGCCGTACTCATCTGTGCCGGTGCCCTCTGACAGGTCCACAGCCAACGGCACTTCAGTTCCCCCAGTAGCCACATCACCCTCGGGTATTGCCGCAGATTCCTCTTCAGCCACCAACTCTTGTTCCTCCTCAGCGGTTCTCTCCTCCGATGTAATGCGGCCACGCTGAAGGTTGTTGTATAGGGTTTCATAGCTGATGACCTTGTTCATCCACAGTTCTGTCATCTTGTTGGCCTCTTCAGCGGTCATGTCACTGTCAAGGAAACTAAGGTTGGGCTTTACTATGATCTCATCCGGGTCTTCACCCACCAGCAATGCGCTGTAGCGCAGCGCCTTCTCAAGCGCCGCCGCTGATGTCTGCGCCACGCTGATAAGGGTGGCGCTACCAGCCCGCGCCCGTATGCGTAGGGCCTCACCGCTCTCAGCCGCCTTCTTGTCACCCACCGCAAACATGCGTGAGCCTGCCTCAGCCGCATTGGCGCGTTCATCCTCAATTGCTGTCTTGTGCGCGGCAATGCCCGCCCCGCTTGGGCCCACATACTTGGCGTCACCGCCCTCAGGTATGCTGATGCCGACGCCAGCGCCCACGTATTCTGGCACGTCTTCAGCCGCCAGCCCAATGTAGAACAGGGTCTCCTGCCCGCTCATGAAAAGCTGGTGCCGGTAGTCAGCGTCAAGCCGGTAGATGGCGGTGGCGCTGCGCACCACGCCAATCAGCGGTATCTGATCGGGCGTCAGGCTCAGGTCACGGCTGCCCGCTATCACCAGCGGTATCTCAGCCAGTTGCTCACCGCCGCGCGCCTGCGGCACCACCACGCTGGTGGCAATGCCCTCAGCCACGTCTTGGTCACTGGTGTCATCATCCTTGGTCAGCGGGGTGCCGTCTTCAGCCAACACCTGCACCTGATAGATTTCGTCTACTAGTTCAAGCACCCGGTAGCGTTGCTTGCCGTTCCAAGAATAGCCGTTGCGTACCCGGTAATCCTCTTCTAGCACAAAGAAATTGCGGCTCTCAGACCAGTTGATCAGGCTCTCAGCCCGGTAGAAGGCAATCCATGGCAGGTCACCGCCCTCAGGGGGCAGGTCAACCAGCAGCACCACGCGGCCAACCGTCAAGATTTCCTCAGTGATCTTGCGGTGCAGCGCCTCAAGCGTCAAGCCGTCTGGCGTGGCGTTTTCCCACATCTCAGCCAGCGGGCTGCCCTCTTCAAGGCCCTCAATGTGCGCCTCTGACTGGTGGATGATGCCCAGCATGCCCTGAATGGTAGGCGCTACCAGATCAGGGAACTGCGCCCGCATCTTGTAGGCTGCGTACATGTCATTGGGGTGCGTGCTGCCCTTGAAGCCGCTTGGCATGGGCAGGTAGGTTTCGGCTCTGGCCTTGACCGTGGTGGCCCCGGCCACGGTGTCACGGCACTCTTCCCAATCTGACCAGACCAGCGCCAGATCAGGGTGTTTCTCCTTAACATCACCCTTGGTTGTGGGCTCAGGCTCAGGCTTGACCACCTTCAAGGGTGTCTTGGCCATCAGTGATGCCCTCCCTTCATGCTCACGGCACCGCCTCTGGCGCTCTTGCCAAACATCAGGTCAGTGATGGCCCACACGGCTGCATCAAGCCTGTCCGGGGAGCCCGCCCCCTCATAGCCGCGCTGCGTCATGTAGATCATCTGATCCTCTAGTTTGCTCAGCGGCTTGCCATAGACGTGGCGCACGCGGCCCTGTTCATACAACGCCGCAATGGGTTCTGCACGCACTGCCTTGCCCCTTGATGCGTGCACGGCGCGGTACGGCACCCGCCTGTCAACGGTGCGGATGGTATGCTCAACCATGGCCCCGCCAAAGTTGGCCTCACCCACGATCATGTCTGCCTCATGGTTGTTGTAGGTCTGCACCACGCGGCGCGCCCAGTCAGCCGGGCCCCAGTTCACCGTGGCGTCATCCAGCACATAGATCATGCCGTCTTCACCAAGGCCAGCCGCCACAATGCCGATGTCATCACCCACCTCATCATCATGGTCACCACCGCGCGCCTCAACGCGCCGCATGTTGAGTTCCCCTTGGGTGCCTGACGGGTCAACGCCCACCGTCACCCGCAGCATGTCTGGCAGGTCCTCGCCCTTGCGCATGCCCGCCCCCATGGGGTTGGTTGCGCTGCGCGTCTCAAGCATGCGCCGGGTCCAGAGCGCGCCCGGCACGTCATCAAGCACCTCAGCGTGCAGTTCTTGCCTGCCCAGCCGCGTGCCCTCATAGCGCCGCTCCATCTTGGTGATGAAAGCCGGGCTCAGGTTCTCATAGTTTTCGTAAGTACTGCCCCGCGTAATATAGGTGTCGGGGGCTTCAAGTAATTCCTTGATGACTGGTATGGGGCGCGGGGTTGTGGTCACCAGTTGCTGGGGGTTGATGCCCACGCGCAGGCCAAATTGCAGCATGTCCCACGTTTCTTGGGCATAGCGCCACTTGGCCAACTCATCTGACCACGCCGCCTCATGCTCAGGCCCGCGCAGTTGCTCAGGGTCATCCGCGCTATAGGTGTGCGCCATGGCCCCGTTGGGCCACTCAAGCCGCCGCAGGCTGGGCTTGTAGATGGGCCTGAACTCAGGTGGATGGCACTTCAGTATGCCGCCGCTTGACTGCACCATGACATCACGGGCATCGGCCGCTGTCTCAGCCACCAGCGCCATGTGCCCGCAGCGCCCGCGCGCCAACGGCGTGTCACCGCACATCATGGCGCGCACCCACTCAGCGCCCATGCGGGTCTTGCCGTAACCTCTGCCTGCCAGCGCCAGCCACACAGACCACTCACCGGGCGGCTCTTGCTGTGATGGGCGGCCCCAGAAGGACCAGTCATACAGCAGATAGTCTGCCTCTTGTGGGCTCAGGCCCATGAAAAAGATTTCCCGCTCATGAGCGGGCATTTCAGCAAGCAACGTCGCCACGGCTACGTTGGCGTTCAAGTATTAATCCTTTTACCCCCTCAGAAAGGTAAATGATAAACAGCCACCCCCGCGTCAACCTCTGGATAGGAAGTACTGCCACGGGGGTGGCCGGAGCCATTACAGCCCTGTGGGTAAACTACAGTCCAACGCTACTGATTGCAACCAATGTGTGATGATTTACGTTAGGTGAGCCGGTCGGGTCCTTTACTTTTTTGACAATGGGAGGCTATACATCAGCAATTACTAGGGGGTTAACCGATGAAGACGCCAACCTTGAAACTATACCGTATGCCTGATGCTGCCGAGGGTACTGACAGCCTGCGCGTCAGCTTTGTGGTCACGCTCAACGGCGTGCCCTTGATCAAGGCCAGTGAACTGCGGCCCCTGACGCCGTGGTCACCCGACGATGTTGAGTGCCCGCAAGACGTGCACAGCCTTGTGCTGTCACTGGAAAAGGCGCTTGGCATCTACTGCGGCTGGTCTGATATCAGGGAAGAGCGCAAGGTCACCCGGTTCAAGATGCCGGGCGTGCCCGGCTTCAAGCTGCACACGGTCTGAATGGGTGCCCGGCCTTGCAGCCGGGCTGGGCCAGAGGCTTGCCTTTAGCGCCATCACCCTTGATTGAGGCTCATTTGCTTGCTGCCTGAACCCGCCTCAGGGTGATCCTGTAGTGGCCGCTGCCGCACCCACCTCACTTCAATGCGGCAGTGGTCTAGGTCTGCACGTTCCTTGTTCACCGCAATCAGGTTGTTGCACAAATCACCGATGGTGCCGGGCCCTGACCACGGGCATTCAAGACACCCCAGCAGCCTGCCCTTGGGCGTAAGGATGGCCACCTTGACCACATAGACCGGGGGCGGCTCAACCGGGGGCTCTGGCCCCTGCTGTGGCTCATCAACCAGCTTCAGGTTCACCAAGCACCCACCACCGTGAACGCCTGCGCCGTTGGCACGGTGACACCCGGTATAGAACCCGTGCCGAGGTTCTTGCAGGTGATGCTCAGGCCCGCAATGGCGGTGATCTCATACTTGCCGCCCGTGCCGATGGTCACGTTATGGCCCACCGCCAGCCCGGCCGCGCTGGTCACCGCCACAGGCACCGTGGCACCTACGGCGGGCTGGATGAAGCTGGCCGTGGTCGTCGTGGGGGCAATGGTGCCCGGCCGCGCCGCGTTGAAGTCTGCCTGCGCCCACGCCAGCGCCGCTGCCTTGGTTGGGTGATCGGCCTGCTTGGCGCTCATGCCGGTGTACCTGCCGCTGTTCAAGCGGTAGGCGCGGTAGACGTTGCCTATGCGCTTGATGCCGTAGGCGTGCTTGCCCTTGCCGTGGTAGACCGGCTCAAAGCGCTGGATGTTGCGTGCGGTGGTGCGTAGGGTGGCGGCCATTAGCTGGCTTCCTCTGTCTTGCGTTTGCGGGCTGCTATGCGTTCAACGATCTGATTGACCTTGGCCTTGACGCTGACCTTGGCCGCGTCTGACTGGGGCTCAGCCTCAGGCACGGGCTGGTTGATCACCGTGGCCCTTGGCCCGTAGCGGGCGGGGTCAGTCTTCTCAACGTAGGTCTTGCCCGCCGCCACCCGCGTGGCGGCATCCCACATGCCGCACTTGCCATCTTCAAGCATGCCATCAACCAGCAACTCAGCCTGAATGTTCTTGGCCCTGCGGTAGCGCGCCATCATGTCAGGCTCTTGCTCAAGCCACTCAAGGAACGTGCCCGGCAGCGGGTAGTCACGGTTGTTGGCGCACAGCGCGTTCAACGTCTCACCGTTCTTGATCCGCTCAATGATCAGCAGCGCAATCTCGGGGTCAAATGACTTGGGGCGTCTACGGTAATCTTCCTCTGCCCACCGGGGCTGGTAGACCGTAGTCTGCGGGTAAGGGCGTGTCATGGCCGGAGTATAGGCCCCTGCCGGTGAGCCTGTAAAGTGGCCCAGACCGGGGTTTTGGGCACTGCAACCGGGGTTTGCATACCGTAACGATACTCAACCCTACATACACGCGCACACACATAACGACGTAATAATCTGAGTATTGCGCAATACGCGCCCACGCGTTTTTAATCAATGACTTAGGTCCTGTTACTATTGGCCTATTGTCACTATTGGCCTAAATGGTTTGACCCCATACCCCCTTCTACGTGACGCGCGCATATTTATGCGCTTTCAAGGGCCCTGTTGACAGCAGTCGCTTTCATGTTGTAAACGACCTGATGTGCCCGGCGTCCCCGGTCACCCCTCTGAACCCAAAGAAAGCAACACCCATGAAAACCGCCTTCACCACCTACGCTGAACGTGCCCGCGCCGCTGGCCATGCTGACCTTGCCAAGCGCCTTGAGACTGAGAGCCGCGCCTGCGGCTACCTGATTGATGAATGCCTGCGCCGTGGCCTTCTGGTCAGCATCAATGACGGTGAAGACTGGTGCCTGCGCAAGAGCCAGAACCGCCACGAAATCATGTGCGCCCTTGCCAGCACTGATGAAGACACCCTGCGCGCCCAGACCATTGGCCTGCCCGGTGACCCCAAGCAGGCCGCCACCTTCAGCCTGATCTACGGCAATGACGGCTATGACGTGATTGCTGACTACGGCGTCAACGCCCTTGCTGAAGCCATCATGGCCGCCATTCAGCCCCAGCTTGACGCGCTTGAGGCTGAATGCACATAACCTCGCTTTACACGGGCACGAGGTCGTGCTAAACCATTCAAGGCGCGGCCACCCGGCTGCGCCTTTTCAACCTCTGGAGAACCACCATGTCTTTCAAATCACCCGTTGCGCGCATCCGCGTGCTGGTACCCAACCCCAAGAAGCCCGGCAGCAAGGCGCACTACCGCTTCAGCCTCTACCGTGACGGCATGACGCCCGGTGAGTACCTGCGGGCCGGTGGCACGCGTGAAGACCTGCACTGGGATGAGAAGCGCGGCTTCATTGCCATACCGGCCAGTGAAAGCACCTTCAGCGCCGCCACCGCTGCCGCGCCCACCGCCAACCGCAGCGCCGCCGTCAACCGCATACGCGCCCTGCTGAGCAAGACCGTTGAAAACGGCTGCACCGAGGAGGAGGCCATGGCCGCCGCTGAAAAGGCTGGCCAGCTTATGGACAAGTACGGCATTGAACAATCTGAGACTGAGATCAAAGCCGAAAAGTGTGAAAGCGGCATTCACGGCGCGCACCGCGCCCGGCCGCACCCCAGCCAGTGGTGCGCCAAGGCCATTGCCGATTACTGCGCCTGCATTGTCTACCACAAGACCGGCACCGGGCAGATCATCTTCTTCGGCCTCCCGGCTGACGTTGAGGTGGCCACCTACCTGATGCGCGTCATTGAGGGTGCCGGTGACCGTGGCTATGCCGCCTTCAAGGCCACCAACTGGGTCAACAACCGCCGCACCCGCAATGACTTCATGCTGGCCTACACGGCGCGTGTCAGCGCCCGTATCAGGGAAATGCTGAGGGCCCGCCACACTGAGACGCTGGTCACCACCAGCGGCACCGCCCTGATGGTGGTCAAGAACGCCGTGGTTGCCGAACAGTGGGGCAACCGCAAGCTGCGCAAGGCCAGCAACACCCGCGTGGCCACCAGCGGCAGCCAGAGCGCGCGTGAGGCGGGCATGGCTGCGGGCAACAAGGTGCACCTTGGCACCGCCGTGGGCACCAGCGCCACCAAGCTGCGGCTGGCGTGACGTTTGTACCCGGTTACAAATACCGCTTGCACCGGGGCAACTCCCGGTGCAAGCTATCACTTCACCTCTGGATAGGCTGAACCCAAATGATTGACGCTGCCGCCTTTGCGCGCCTGTGCCCGGCTGACCAACTGGCCGTCTGCAAGGCCCTGCAACTGCCCCTGCCCACGCCCGGCACCCCGCTTGACGTGATCCTCATTCAACACAAGCTGCCGCCACAGGCCGCCCTGTCACGCCTTGAGCGCAGCACTGACCTGCGCGCCATGATCGCCACCGCCTGCCTGAAGGGCGTTCTGACCAAGTGCCCTGACAGCGCCCAACTGAAGCCCAAGCCCTACCCCAAGCCGCAGCCGCCCAAGCCAGCCCAGCCCAGCCCACGCAGCCCCGTTGCACGGGCCGCCAAGGCCGCCCGCGTGCTGGTCAGCCATGTGCCCAACCCCAAGCAGAAGGGCAGCAAGGCGTATGGCCGCTACGCGCTCTACCAAGACGGCCTTACCGAGGCCGAGTTGCTGGCCCGTGGCATTACCCGTGAAGACTTGCGGTGGGACGGCGCACGTCAGCACCTGACATGGCGGCCCGCATAGGCTATACCGGGGCATGGCCACCTTTACCCACGATGGTACCCGCCTTCACCCGCCTGAGAGCCTGTCTCAGCCGGGTGACGCTCAGCCGCTGGCCGTCACGCCGCATGCTGAGCCCACCGGGCCCCGGACGCACCAGACCTATCAGGTAGACCCGGCCCTGATCAGCCTAGCGCTGGGTGCGTCCGGGGAGGCCCACCGCATTGTCTACGTCAACGTGCAGGACCGCACCAAGCGCGGCCAAGGCCACATGCGCAGCCTGATGGCCACCGTGATGGCTGATCTAGACGCTGACGGTATGGAATGCACCAGCATCATCCGCAATTATGAGCCTGACTGTGACCCGCAGCGGCTGACCGGCCTGTTTGAAGACTTTGGCTTTGTGGTTGAAAGCACCGACCCTGAGATTGAACTGCGCCGCCCGGCAAAGTGATGACGGCACCAGTGCCGTCAACACTTTTGCAAAGTCGCTTTACAAGCGCCCCCAGACGATGCTAGGGTAGACCTGTCAACTGGATAGGAGTTACCTGATGTCTACCGTAGAAGTCTACCACGGCCCCGTGCACGTGGCCTCTGTTGAAACCCCCTACGCCGACCCCTACGACGCGCTTGAGTTTGCGTGGCGCTATACCCAGAACATCAGCGGCTCTTGGTCACGGCCGGGCAACCCTGATCACCATGACGCCGTGACCGTGCGCGCCATGCTGCCCATCATTGATGGCAGGGAATATGGCCTGCGCTCAAGCATGATGGGTGACCGCTTCATCTTTGAAGGCGTCACCTACGTGGTGGCCGCGTGCGGCTTTGAGGAACAGGTGGTGGCGGCATGAGCGCCGCCGTCTACGCCACGCAGGCTGCGGCCACCGCCGCCGCCCTGCGGCTGGGCCTGCCCAACACCATACCCACCGCCGCCAAGCTTGAAGGCGGCTGGGTGGCCGTGGTCAAGCTGCGCCCTGACCAGATGTGGATGACCCACACCGTGCTGACCAACGGCTGTTGCGTGGGTGAGGCACCATGACCGCGCACGGCACCAAGACCAAGCTGGGTGTCTACCAGCCGCAGCTTGACGCATGCCCGTTCTGCCATGGCCGGGCTGACATCAGCGGCCTGATAGACGTTCAGGACAGCCCTGACTGGCTGGTCAAGGTTGAGTGCTGGGAATGCGGCGCTGAGATGTCAACACGCGCCACACAGCCGCGCTACCCCTACACCAAGCACGCGTGGGATGCCTTTGAAACCACCCTGCTGCACGCCGCAGCCACCCGCTGGAACACCAGAAAGACCGCACCATGACCCGCGCCCTTGACCAACGAAGTGCCCAAATTCACCGGGTCATTCACGCCCTCAAGGGTATTGAAAGGGACCGCGCCATAGCCATCATCTGCATGTGGATGTCAGCAGATGACGTTGAGGCCATGCTAAAGACCCTTGAACATCAGGATGGGGTAACCACATGACCCGCGCCCTTGACCATAACGAATGGTTTGACATGCTTGACGGTGCCAAGAATGACCTGCCGGTCATCCAGACCCTGTTGGGCAACCTGCACGGCTACAAGACCAGCGGCTACACCCCGGCTGAGTTGCAGGCTGACGTGACGCAACTGGTGCACCTATTCCTTGCAATGCGCAGGCACCAACTGAAGAACACCAAAAGGGTCGCTTCAAAAAACCCCTAAGGGATGCTATAGCTAGGGGCATGACCCAAGACACCATGCCCCTGCTGCCCCAACGTGAAGCCGCTGAAGTGGTCAGCTTGCTGTTTCAGCACCTGCCCGATTGGCCCATCAAGAGCGCTGAGGCGTTCCGCAACGCCGTGCTTGGTGACGCCATGCTGGCCATCAACCCATTGCTTGCCATCACTGAAGAGCGTGACGTGACCTACCTGCGCAACGTCATCAAAGACGTGGTGGCTGATGGCCGCATGATTGACTTTGGCTTCATCCCCAACGCCGTAATCAAGCGTGAGAGCATTGCCAGCCGCCACATGTATGAGGCTGGCGAACTGCCGCACCCGTTTGAAAGCTGGCTGGGCGTCACCAGTTGGGAGGGCGGCTTCAACGGCTACCTTGTGGCCCCGCACCCCAACCGCCCTGAAGACACGCTGGTTGTGGAATTGTACGGCCTCAGCATTGCTGAGCCCAAGCTGGGTGACGCCGTGCTGATCTACGATATGGTCAGCATCAACGCCAAGCCCGGCAACACGCTGGTCAGCCCGGCCTACATGCGCTACCCCGGTGGCCACGTTGAGAGTGAACTGGAGCAACGCAACCGGGGCAGCAACAGCCTTGACCCGCTGGTCACCATGCTGCGCCTGCTTGCGGATGCCGCCATACCCATCACCCACGTGGCCGCTCCGGCCAAGCTGAACGCCGCCCGCGCCAAGAAGGGCAGGCACCAGATACCCGCCCACAA